TCGCCTCTCTATCTCCTACAACTTTTGATAGTATTTCTAATATTTCTAATTCATTACTTTTTAATTCAAGTTGTACGTCCATTTCACAACCTCGCGCCACCGTCATAATATCTTTAATTTCAGGGTAAGATAAAACCGCGCTACCGTTAGGCGTAAAAAAATCAGGCTCGTCGTAACTATCTAAAAAAACACTAATAGCGTAATTGTTACCGTCTATACTTGTATAACTGCTTTGTAATAATGTAGCCATTTAATTTACATTTAATGTGTTAGCGCCCGCAATCCTACGTTGTTGAGCGTTAGCGTTTCTAAGTACGCCAATTAAGTTATTACCTGAAATTTTAAAAACAACAGTTTGCTCTTGCGACTCTGTTCGCGTAATACTTCGGTTAGTTCCACCAACCGCGCCACCTCCTGAACTGCTAGACGCGCCACCTCCCGAACCTCCCGAACCGCCCGCACTTGCTGAAATAGCGCTACCGATAGCTTTTAATGCGATACCCGCACCTATTAACCCAATCGCGCCCCCTATCGTAGCAACAGGGTTACCCGATTTTATAAGTAGTTGTAGACTTGCGAAAGCCTTTGATGCTAAACCGAATTTAATAAACAAACCTCCTAACTCCGATAAAAAATTACCTAAGCTACCAAGTAAAGACGCGCCAATTGCGTCAACAACATTTTTACCCGACGCTAACGCTTGCCCTATACTCTCGCCAATACCGTTTAAGGTGTTATTAGCAAATTGAGAGGCTAAAACGCTCACCTCATTAAATAACTGTTGACCTAGTAATAATAACTCCTGAGCGGACTGAGAAATTTTAGCTTTAAAAATAGTTAAACCTTCTAAACCTTTAGTTGTTACAGTAGAAACCGAACCTAAAGCGGTAAGTCCTTTGGTTATATTTTGTAAATCCTCTTCGCTAAATAAAGGCTCTTTATTAGCTCTATCAATTTTAATGTTGTCTAATTTTAAACCGTCAACTGTATTTTGTAGTTTAACAACCTCTAGTTCTGTGTCTATTACTTGTTGTTTTAACTCGCTTGTTAAGTCAGGCGCAACTACGTCAGTAATTTTATTTACTATCCTGTCAATACCGTCGCCCGCATCCGCTAAACCTTGTGATGCAATGTTGAACAATGTACCCGCCTGAGGTGCGAAACCTGTTATAGCGTTACCGATTTTGTTTAACGTAATCTCAACGGCTGACAGAACTAATTTAAAAGGTGCTACCAAAGCACGCGCAACCGTTTTTAATAAATCTGTATAGGTTTTTTGTTGTTCCTGTGCCTGTTTTAAAGACTCTTGAAAGTTTGATAATTGCGCCTTTTTTATGTTTAATAATATCGTTAACTCCTTTAGTTTTATATTATTAATTTGTTTTTGAGTTTTACCTTGTAGTTTTAACGTGTTATCCTGAGAGGTTGCAAGTTTTACCGCTTGGTCTTGCACTTTTGCTTGTTTCTCTAGGCTTTCGGTTATCTGCCTTTGTTCAAAATTAACTCCAACAATAGCCGTTTTTATATCGTTCCAATTTGAGGCAATTAAACCAAGAGCGACAACAATAGCCCCCACACCTGTACTAATTAAAGCAACCTTAGCTAATTTAGATCCGACCTGTATAGCTTTAAACGCCTGAACCGCACCTTTACCTAAATTTAAAAATTGCTCGCCTAAACCGCCTGTTAATCTATCCAACTCTTTAAATACAGGACTAGTTGCGACTAAATCAATTATTTTTTTTCCTAACTCCCCTGTTGATTTAATTACCTCAGTTGTTTCTTGCTTAACATCGTCTAAACCTTGTTGAACTTTTTTAACTGCTTTTAAAAATTCGGACGCGTCGCCACCTATATTAAATTGTAAATTATTATCAGCCATTTTTTAGTTTTTGTTTAGCTACAAATTGACTCATAGCTTTTTTAAAGGCATTTACCTGTTTATTATTTGCTTGTTCTTTATTTCCGTCAACTAAAGGTAAAGACATAAATTTTTCTTCAGTTTTAGGTAATTTTTTAGGGTCTGAGTTAAACGACCAAAGGGTAGCAAACGCCACCCTCCTAAACTTTGCCCAATCAAACTGTTCTTGTCTTTTATAACCTAAGCACCTTAATTGAAATTCGTAAAAAGTCATATCGCAAACATCTAATAACGTAGGTACTCGCAATTCGACTAATGCAAAACTTATGAACTCTATTTCAAAGTTTGTGTTTTTTTTTGCGATTTTTTACCGTTTATTTTTGGTTTAGCCTCCTTTGTTTTCTCATTGTTTGGATTGGTCATAGCCTCCCCGAATTTTTTAAGAAACATTACAACAAAATCACCCTGAACTCCACCGCTTTCGTCAATCCACTCAACAACCTCAAATTTAGTAAAATCTAACTCAGCGCCAACCCTGTCATAACCGTATTTAATAGAGCAATACACCATTATCGGTATAACGTCAAACGGATTATCTGTTAACGCTTTGTCAAACGTTTCTATTGTTGTTCCGCTCTCTTTTAAGAACGAACTTAAAAAGCCTAATCCTAGCCAAAAGGTAAACTCTTTACCCCCTAAAATGTTTTGAAATTTTTTACTTTGTATCATTTTAATCTGTTTTTTTATTATTCGTTAGGGTCTATTGTTGCAATATCTCCTGAACCGTCAAAAGTTGCTGAAAACGTTGCAAACTCATTGCCCGCGGGAAAGTCTGCGCTTAAATCTGAAATAATTGCCGTACCATAGTAAGCGGGATTATCTGCTAACCCTGTATCTAATTTCCAAGTAACAACCTCTTTAGCTCTTTGCTTAATCAATAAATAATCGTGCGAGGCTCTAGCGGTTAAACCTCCCGCGCTTGTTGTGTCGATATAGTTACCCTCCATATCTAAAGAATAACTAAAACTCCCCGCGCCTTTTACAACCGTACCCGCTTGGCATTTTGTTTGTGTTTCAATTACCTCTAAACTAGTGTTTAGTGAATTACCTGTTAAGCAAGCAACAGGTTTGTAAGCACTAGCGTCGGCGTCATAAACGTACACTATCGCAGTTTCGCCTAAAATAAATTCGCTCATAATTTTATTAAATTTGTATCAAAGTTAGTAATTTTTTTTATTGTAAATAAAACGATAATATAGCCACTTTCCTAAAAATAGAATAATTAGATAAAGTTGTTTGTATATCTGTTCCGAAATCTATGTTTTTTTTAGATAAAATAAAACCGCTAGAATTATCTATTAAATCAGTTCCGTTAAACCAATCAATAACAAGTTGCATAGTATTATCAGCTAGCAAACGGCTACCTGTATTTCCTGAACTTGAAAACTGCGTAACAACCTCCAACCTAATTATTGAGGTGTAAGGTATAACGCATTTATTACCCCTGTCAGGCGTTGAGGTTTGAGAGGTCATTAAAATATAAACTTTAGGCGCTTTTTTTATTGGCACTCTATAATCATACACTTTTATTACTTCTGAGTCTATTTGACTATCATTTAATCCGTCAAAAATAGCTTTCCTTACCCACTTGTCAGGCAATTGTTTATAATTCATTAGCCCTTGTTATTTTTAGTTTTGTCAATCCATTTTAAAAGAAAATCCTTAAATCTCCGCTGACCTACTAAGGCGCTAGGATATAAATACGGTTGGTCTTTTTGCCCTACTATTTTTTTTTCGCCTTTAAACTGCAAAGCGAAATTTTTTAATTCATTAGGTACATTGACTTTTTCGCCTGTTCCAAATTCTACATAGGGCGCGTAATCTGCATTGGCTTTTAGAGTCCAAACGCCCGACGGCGAAATTGCCCTATTTGGTTCAATGTTTAGACTACCAACTAAAAAACCCTCGTCTTTAGGCACATCTCTAATGGCTAAATTTAAAGCCTCTAATGCGCCCGCCTCTGCAAAAGAGTCTAACACTTCAGGTATACCGTTTAACTCTTTAAAAACCTTTTTTAAATCAGGTATATTTGCGCTAATAGATAAAAAATTACTCAACTCTATGCTCTTTTAAGATTAACACCGTTTTAATGTTTCTTATATCAATTTCTGAAATACTAACAATATCGTAAACAATACCGTTATACTTTATCCTTACCTTTTCAATATCCTCAACTAAAACGTTAGCCCTTAAAGTTACTTTGAAAATCTGCCCAAAATCTTTAAGACCTAAACCCTGTAAATTAGTTATTGTTTTACTATTGTCGGAAACAGTACGCCAATTAGCCCAATAGAAACCTAGCGAAACCTCAACAACCGTTTTACCACCGAAACCGTCGTTTTGTTCACTTAAACTAAATATTTCTATTCTTTTTTGAAATCTCCGAGAATCTATTTGACCGTAACCTCTCAAAATACAAACCTTTTAATTGGCTTTAACATACTTTTAGCCGTTACAGGTAAAAGCCTTAAACTTTCGCTTTCTCCCTCAGAATTATAAAACCAAACGCGCACCGTTTCCAACACCGCCTGTATTAATATTGGGTCAACCTGTTCTGTATCTGTATATCCAACATTCAGAATAAACGCGCCGTCATTTATATCACTTAACCCGCTAAAACAATAAGTCGAATACAAACCTTTTCGATGCACATTGTAATTATTTTCGTCTTGTGGTGTTACTACTGAGTTAATAGGCGACGCGTAAACGTCAACACTACCGTTTAAAGTTGTGTATGCTTTATTTGTTGGTTTAAGGTAATAGTTTGCGTATTGCTCAACAACTCTACACGCTGAATCTCGCATTATTTCAACCTCTTCGTAAATTGGCGCGTTATTACCGTCAAATCTTAAATAGTTTAATACTCTGCTTATTGGTACAACGTCTTCGTATGTTGTTATTTGTGCCATTTATTTATTTTCTAATGTTGTAGGCTCTGCGTTTTTGTCCTCCGTTTTTAACGGTCTTGCATAACCCTTTTTTATAATCTCTTCAGCCCTTTTTTTTGGAAAATCCGCAACCGTCAAAGTTAGATAAGACTTACCTAATTTATTTGTTTTTTTGTCTTTTGAATCTCTAAAATTTTTAATAAACTGTACTTTCATTGTCTGTGATTTTTGTATTAATTTCAATTGTAAAGTTAAGTAAAATATATAAAACAGCTTTAACCATTAATTTAAGAGCGAAAAAAAAGGCAACCCAACAAGGTTACCTTTCAAAAAAACAGAAAAAATGCAAGTAAAAAGACAAACATTTTACCGTTACCTATAATTTATAGGTTTATTTTAAACGCTATTATTCAGGCGCAGAAATGCTACCTAAAATAAATGCGTCAGGTCTATCAATCGCCAATACCGTACGGCTTTCAACTCGCGCGGTTATTAAGTTTTTGATAACGTTATCTTGGTCTTGCTCAAAGAACTCAACCGCTAAACCGTCAACTACAACCTTTTTAGCCATAGACCAATCTCCGATAACATACTCGTCTTCAGTTACCCAACTAGCTTTAAATACAGGTATTCCGTTTATAGTTAAGTTACCGTTGATAAACGTCACAACGCTTGGTAAACTAAAATCTGACGGTTTTGTAATTGCTATGGTCGCCCAATCTTTAGGGTTAAGCACAATACCGTTGACCATATAGTCGTTAGCCTCTAAAGCGCCCATATCCTGTATAATACGTTCAATAGCCTCTGTTCCTGACGCCGTTGAGGTTGTTGCGCCCGCTTTAATACCTGTGTAAAACTGTGCGTTTTCTACCTTAAAGTAATCGCGTCTTAACGCTTCAGGTAAAAAGCTAGTTAAAAACGGTAAGTCTTGCGCCATTTGTTTTGCAAAACGTGCATAACCCGCAATGTAACGTGCGGTAAAAACTACCTCAGTAAAATCGTAGTCGATTTGGCTTT